TTGCTGGACCCTCGAGCTACCAGCCCATGGTATGGGCACACGCACCAGCGTGGACTCCTGCACCGTCTGAACAAGGCGGAGAAAGGTGACTTAAATGTCAAGTCTCTCACTAGGCGCGCGAGCATATGCTTTGGGACTTCCAAAAGGTACGGTCACACCGATCTTGAAGGAAATTGACGGTTGGTACCGTCATAACGGCTCTGAATGGACCGTTTCCAGACTTAAAAGTCTAAAGATCAGTTTCATCCGGCGTATTGGCGGCTTGCCGCCAAACCCAGACTCGTCAATCGAGTACCATTCGGATGGCACCCCAAAGGGGGCCTTTCGGCCCCTCTTTAGGATGATCGACCGCGACAGAGAGATGTCCGTGAGGGCATTCAACCTCTTGATGGCTTACACTAGTTTTACTAGTGTAAGAGTCACACCTAGACAAGCTAAGAAATTTCTTAGCGCTGTCCTGAGGAATCCTGTCGACACGGATGCCCTATATCAGGCAACTGGTATAGTTCGCAGTGGTTGCGAAGGTATCCATGTTTCCCGAACCACAATCACGAGGATACAGTATACGCCTCGTCCTTACAAGGCTATTCAGCCGCGTAAGAAGAAACGGGCACCTGTACCGGTCAGTAATACTGACGGGGAAGTGGTGGGCTTTACCTCTCTGCCTGAAACACAGGCAGCCTCAGCGGGTGACCGCTGGGTCCTAGGTCATACTAACCTAGTGAGGCAGTACTGGTTTTGGTTTCGTAGTGTCTTGGACACTCAGACAACTGAACAGCACTATGCCATTTGGCATAAAGCCCAAGAGCGCACAAGTCTTCCCTTTATGGGGAAGATTGGGCTCATTCAGGAGCCAGGGTTCAAGCTACGAGCGGTCGCTAATCCCGTCCGCGTCGTTCAAGCTGTTCTGCAACCCATCGGAGTAGCTCTTTTCGAAACGCTACGTTCAGTCCGCGAGGACTGCTGTTTTGACCAAACAGCCGGTGTGGAAGCAGTGGCGGGAGTTCTGAGGAAGGGGTTAACTGTCCATTCAGTTGACCTGTCTAATGCGACAGACAACTTTCCTTTAGAGCTGCAATTGAGAGCTCTTGAACAGATGGGTTTACCCCCGGATGCTCAGGAACTACTCTCGACCTTCTGTCGAGGTAGTTGGGCGGCCACCGATCTTGGTTATGATCGGCTTTCATGGACCGTCGGACAGCCACTGGGGCTGTTTCCCTCTTTTGCCATGTTCTCCTTAGCACATCATGCACTAATAAGGGGGATATGCCGGACCTTGGGAGTTGCTACCCATTGCTACGTCCTCTTAGGAGATGACGTTTGTATATGGGATGACCGCGTTGCATCTGCTTATAAACAGCAGATGGAGGCCCTTGGTTGCCCAATATCGCATGATAAAACGATAGTAAGCAACAAGGTGGCGGAGTTTGCAGGCATGGTAATAGCACCTAGTGCCATTTACCATTCTCCAAAGTGGCGAAAGCTAACCCCGGAGAACAAACTTAGCTACCTACGTTTTCACTCTGACCATTTACATGGTCAGCTCAAGGGTCGGACTGGAAAACTGCTTGAGTTTTTCGGTCCTCTCCTCAGCCCTATTGGGTTTGAGTCAAACGTCGGTGCTCCGCTTGAAGAGCGTGTAAGCTATACGCTGCATGCTTTAGAAGTTCAGGCGAAGTTAAGGAGTCTGGACGTTCGTTCAGCTTCCCTCTCTCAAAGGTTACACTCTGCCTTTTATAAAGACAAAGTGTCCACTCCTGAATCAGGTTTCGATGTTAACTACATCGAATTCCTGGAACAAAGTGAATACCATTCACTTTTGAGCTCTGTCGGCGCTTCGTCGCTACCAACCTATCTTGTTGAATTGATAGGCGGCGCTATAGCTTCCGACCTTGTTCTTACCCTTGGGCAAGAACGAGCTTTCCAGATGCTCGGAGCCTCTCTGTGGGATATGACTCTTGATGATGAGTCATCATTTGATGCCCTTCAGAGGCTGATTGAGATTCGACGTATCGTAATTGATACGTATGGAACCCCAAGCTGGGTCCGCGCATAATAG